GCCCATGTAGGTCATCGCCTCCGCCGACTCCGACGCCGAAAACTGCGTCTTGTTTCCCATGCTGATCGCAAGGTTTTCCAGCGTCTTCATATCCTTTCCGGATGCGCCGGTAATCGCCTGCACCTTTGACATTCCCTTTTCAAATTTCATCGCGGTGCCCGCCGCCGCTATTCCAACCGCGGCCACCGGAAGCGAGACTTTGCTCATGCTTTTCCCGATTGCGCTCATTTTTCCGCCGGTCGACTGCAGCTTCGTCCCGAGCGCGCTTCCGATCTTCCCGCCTGCATCCTTTCCGGCTTTCTGCGCGGCCGGTGCAAGCTGTTTTGTCAGCGCCGCGCTTATGCCTTTCGTTGTCGGGATGATCTGCACATATGCAGTCCCGATTGAGCCGCCTGGCATAATATCACCGTCCTTTCAAAAATGACCTTCTCCACGCGTCAAATTCCGCGCCGCTGGCAAATCCTTGCTTTTCCGCTTCCTTCCCGAGATTCAACTTCTCCGTAAACAAGTGCGGCCGCTTTTTCTCGCCGGCGAGCCCGTGATTGAGCACTGTCAGATTGTCCGCCGTGACCGCCGCGAGCAGCTCCGCCATGGACAGATCGCACCCTGTTATTTTTTTTACAATCCGCGCGTTGTCCCTGAGCCCGGCCGCCAGCGTTGCGATATAGCCCGCGTCAAAATCATCAAATTTGTATATGTGATAGGTTTCTGCCAAATCGCAGATCAGTGCATCCTCGTCATGTCCTATCATGCACGCGAGGATCATTATTTTTTTATTTCCGGATCTTCTCTGGAGATCCACTCGATCAGCTCCGTGATCTCATCGTTCATTCTGTCCATCGGTTCAGATCCGTAAAGTTCAAGCAGATGCGCTTCCACTTTTTCAGTTTGCCCGCAGGTCATCAGATCGATCACTTCGATCAGCGCGCTCATGTCGCCGCCGTCCGCGGCCGCGATCGTCTTGACCGTCCGGTAATCGTTGAGCCGGTTTTTGAGCAGGTCGATCTGCGTTTTGGTCAGCGTCAGCTCAAGCCCCGTTGATGATTTAAATTTCATTTTCGCTCCTTGTAAAAAAAGCGGGGCTTTCGCCCCGCACAAACTAATCTCGCTTGCTTTTGTTGCATGATTTAAACGTGGCTTTATGCCACGATGCGCATTATGCAAAGGTATATGTATATAAATTGACGGTTATTTCATCTGGGTCATTATTTGTTCCGATTACGACTTTCGCTGTAGAAATACTTCGTTGCGTATTGTTCATAACGGAACTAATTATTTTTTCCGCGGAAAAATTGTGTCCACCAGCCTCCAGCGGCCCCGGCAATATGTTCGGCGTCATTTCGTAAATCGACGGTGCGAGGGGCGACGACGCATAATTGCGCGTTAATCTGATAATAATACGTTTCCCAGCGTCTACTGCAGCGCTCATTTCTTGTCGCGTTTTATCCGCTGTGGCTGTAATAGTGCCGCTGTTATCTTCCGCATCAATATTGACAATAAACACACTGTCATCGCCGCCCGCTGAAGCAATTGCTTCTTCATTTGCCGCTACTTGATCTTCAATTTTATTAAGTTTCTCTGCGGTGATTACATCACCAGTTTTCCATGCAGTTTTTGTATAACTCATATCAGCCTCCAACCTCCGAGTTGCCGACTGTAGACTCACCGGCCGCCGCCGGCGCTTTGACAATGTACTCGTGATGCGTCACGCCGTTTGTGGCAGCCGCATTGATTGTCATTTCGTAGCCGATCGGTTCATCGTCTTTATATGTGATCGTCCCGAGCTCAGAAAGTTTTCCGTTCGGGATCACAATCCTCTTCAGCGCATTCCCGAGCTTCGTGTCAACGACCCAGACGCGCGGCTCAGGTTCTTCCGTCGTTGCGTTAACCGTGATGCCCGAGTCCAGCGTTCCCGACACGTTCGCGTCTCCATACACTGTTTTCAGCACGCCAACATTTTTCACTTCAATCAGTTTCCACTTAAATGTGTCATTTTTCTCAGTCTGCAGTGTCAGCACTGGATCGCCGCCCCACGCCTTAACAACATCGGATTCCGGAGAGTTTTCATTTTCCACTCCGTCGTCCGACACATAGCCAAGCTCATCATAAGACGCCTTTTCGTAATATGTTGCAATGTTCGATACGTTCGGTTCCGCTACGGCCGTGTACGTCGTGCCGCTTTTCGTGTAATACGTTTTTCCCGTCACGAGCGCGGTGTCTGTCGTGAGCGCGTAAATCGCAGTCATTTCCGTCAGCGCGTCCGTCGGGAGGATTGACCCGAGCGGCGCTGTCCAGATCGCGCCGTTAACCGCAGGTTTACCTGCTGCCACATTAGTAGCTACTGGCATATTAGTCACCTTCCTCGTCATAAAATACAAAATCATAAACCGACTGATACCGGTTTATTTTCCTCACTGTGTCGCTGCTGTCATAGCTCGACGACAGCTTTGCCGATGCAACCGCGTCCAGTTCCGGCAGTCTGTCGACTGCATCCCGCACGGCCTTGTCCAGCACAGCCGCGTCGTATACCGTTTTCGCGTAGGATTTGATAGCGAGTGATCCGCTTCGGAGATGATTATCATTTTTCTCGCTGAGCTTTTTAATAAGCACATATTTTTCCGGCACCGCATCCCACTCCGGAACCGTCGGCTCCGAGAACACGACCGGAACGTCCAACGCTGCAGCCAAATAATCATATACAATCAGCTCCAGCATAATCAGCCACCTCTCCTGATCAGGATCTGCAACGTGTCATTGTTGAGATTGTCCCGCGCCGCCTCATCCGTTGACGGATAGACTGCATAACCGGTTCTCTCTGGATAGCTTCGCTTTTCACTTTTGTATCCTTCGCCGGCCGCAGCCGCGATTCGCGCTGCGTGCTGGCCGCATACATCGCCGGCCATGTGCAGCACATTTCGCACACCGGCCGAATTTAGCTTAAATCTGATATTACTCAATGCGCTCCACCTTAACCTTCTTATTCCACGCAAGCGGTATGTTCGCTTCGATTCCCTGTTCGATCGCGCCGAATGTCCGAAATGTCTCGCCAAAAAACGAGACTTCGCGGTCTCTCCATTCGTGCGTGTCTCCTTTTGGGATCGCCAGCTGATACGCAATCTTTTTTCCGGACAGAGTCAGTTCATTTACAATGTCTTCGTTCGTCACTGGCGTCACAAGAACGTTGCTGACGTATGTTGTGCTTTTGTTATAAGACGCTTCTCCAAACGGATTCGTATCTACCTTCGTCAACACTTCCAGCTCTACCGTGATTCCCTTAATCATTGCAACCCACCAATTCCTCCGTCGGACTGTATGAGCCGATTCTGTCACCGACTCCCAGCAGCTTCTTCTCCAGCTTCGACAAATAAATTTCTCCAGTTGTCCCGCCGGCCAGTGTGAAGCTCTGGGAATAGCCCAGCGCCGTCACCGTGCCCTGCGACGCGCCCATCGGGAAAATATTGTCATCTCCCGCGCCGAGCGCACGCCGGACCATCCGGCAGGATACCGTCTTTTTAACTTCGGCATCAGCCGTAGAGGCATACGCGTCAATAATCAGCGCTGCCTCGCTCAGCATTGCCGTCGCTTTTGTCTGTTCGGCGGCCGTCAGGTCGCGAAAACCTGCAGCCACATCTGTATATGTCGCGTATGCCATCGTCTGCCCTCTTAACCAGCCACCGCCGGAATGCCGAGCGCTGCCGGAGTCGGATTTTCGGACGCAGTCAGCAGGTTGAAGCAGTCTGTATCCGCTCTGAATCCGATTTCAATTTCCGCTCTGACAGCTACCATATTGCGCTGCCACAGATTCATGACGGCCGGCTGGTTGCTCGCGTTAGTATATGACAGCGACGCCTGATCCGACACGCTGATCTGCATACCTTCCACCGTGCCATAAAGCGCTTTTGTCCAGTCACCCGCAACCCCAACAATTTTATCCGTGATCTTTTCGTAATAATCGCCCAGATTTGCCTTTGCCGGCTCTGCTACTGCAGAGTACGTTGTCCCGGACAGCGTATAATAAGTCTTACCATCAACAATATCTGTGTCTGCGGTTTTTACATAATACGGCTCGGCCGCGTCTGACCTCACGCCCTTCGACTGATACGTCGGTACGCCGAGCACTTTCGGGATTCCGTCCTCCGACACGGAGTCCACAAAGAGCGGCCTTCCGACCAGATCTTTCTCAAGCAGCAGGATTGAGTGCGCGGTCGGACTGATTGCAAAACCATTCAGGATGCCGTCATGCTCAGCAATGTCTGTTTTGGCTCCGACAAGACTGTTATATGCACCTGTCGTAATATTCCGCTGCGTACATGCAGCGAGATTGTCAAAATCGCTGCCCGGTTTTTCAATATCGCCGATGACCGTCGCGTCAAACTGCTTCGCGAGTGCGAGCGGAATCCGCGCAACCAGTGCATCATACAGCGCGTTATAATCGCGCATAAATTCCATTGAGAACGGCTCGATGACTGCGAGCTTGTACGGCCGCATGACCTTTGTTGACATCGTACCTTTTGAAACCGGCTTTTCGTCCGTTTCTCCGACCCACGCTGCGGTCGGATCACCTGTGATAACCGGGATCGTAACCCCGCTTCCCGGAAGCGTGATCTGTCTCGCGAGCGCCATGATCGCGGATTCATCCTGCGTTTTCTGCAGAATTTCACTGCTTACCTCCGTCGGAAGCGTGATGCTTCCCCTGTAAATATCAATAGCCATTCGCTACCTCCTCTTGCCCATAACTTCGGTCATGTATTCCGCAAAGGCATCGCGCGGACTTCTGTTCCCCGCCGGAGCCTGAGCCGGCGCAGTCCTTACCTGAGGATAACCCGCAGGTTTCGCAAAATCCAGAATCCCCTGTGCCTGCGCCCTGCATTCCTCTTCAGTCGCTCCGGACAAAAGATTCGCCGGAACTTTCATCTCCGCCGCTACACGATCACGGATTTCCCTGACCTTTTCGGCTTCTTTTTTTCGGTTCAGTTCAGCTTCTGCGGCTTCGGCGCGCTTCGTCATCTTCTCAAGTTCTGACATCGACGCCGCTTCCAGCTCGTCGAACTTCTCCGCCTTTTCTTTGAGCGCTTCATAATTTTCATATTTTTTGCGCTCATTCCACAGTCTTTTTTCAACGATTTCGTTGACTTCGTCCTGTGTAAACGTTTTCGGCTCCTGGTTTCCGCCAGTCGGCTCAGCTGCCTGAGGTTCCTGTTTCATGTCAGTCATTTTCGCTCCTCCCCGTTTCAGGCACGGGTTGCCGTCTCCCTCGTTTCAGGCACGAGTTGCCAATAAAAAAGCCGGCCTTTGCCGACTGTTTATCCTAAATATCTATCTTCTTTTTGCTTATCTTTTCAATATCTCTGTGCACCTCTGCAGTCGAGCTTAGCAATTATACGCGGGCTTTTCAACCTATACGGGCCGGCGCCGGTAAAAAAAGCCGGCCCCGGTAGATAGTCTTATATATCTTACGGATTTTTGTGTCGTGAAACGTCCGCTGTAACGGCCTAATATCAATAGTTTCACGGGTCGCAAAAAATAGGCCGTGACCAAAAAAGCGTCATAAATGACCAAAAAAGCGTCATAAATGACCAAAAAAGCGTCATAAAAAATGGGCGGAGCTGCGGGCTCCGTCCTTTCAGCTCTTGCTTATATACATGTCATATAAAGCATCCGGATCATAACCTTCCACGTCGCTGATCCCGTCGAACCGGATAGCGAACTCGCACCGGCAATTATTGTGAATGTGTTTTGCGTGTTTCCCCTGCAAAACAGCTTTTGATGCGGGCTGCCAGCCCTGAGACGCCAGCGTTACGCAGAACGAGCAGGCGGTGCTTTGCGGGATCCACGCCCATTCCGCGCCGTCCCTTTTCGCGTTTTGGAGCATCGTATCTGCGGCCGCCCTCTTTACAAACCGTCCGGCCGGTGCCCCGACCATGTTCGGCGTGTCTCTGATTGCCCCGTACGTCGCGCGTGCCGTCTCGCCATAAGTCGCGGTTTCAGCCGGGAGCGCGGGAGGAACATCCGCATTCTGCGCGGCCGCGAGCTGGTCATACATCTCGCACGCGAGCGCGGCGGCGGCCTCACCGTACTGCGACGCAACAGAGTACGCATAACGAAC